TATTGGTTATTTTTAATGATTAGAATACTTTATAGAGTTATTAAGGCATAAAAAAAAGATCAACTTGTTTAAGCTGATCTTTTTAAGTTTGTTTAGAATATTGCACCAATTATTAATAATAGTGCTATCACGATTAAAAGATTTCTTAACTCATTCAAATTTAAATCTTTCAAGACTAGCATTATATTCTTCTTCAGATATCCATCTATATTTATTTAAGAAATCATCTTTAGCCAATAAATAGCAATCCTTCATCATATCAGCGTCATTAATCATATTACACTGATTAAAATATAGATCAATTTGCGTAAGCATATTAACCAGATCACTATCAGTAATTACATCTTTTTTAAATGGTTTAGGCATGGTTTAAACTCTCCATTAATTCATTAGATAATTTATTATTATTATAAACTTCTAATTCATCCTTTAATGCATTTTCAAAAGTATATTTACAGAAGTTTGTATTATCTTCTTTAAACCAACTCATAATAGATCCTATTAATTCTGCGTGATCATCAAAATTAATATTATTTCTTGCAAGTATTTTAACTAAGCTTTTATAATTTTTTCTGGTCATATTAATACACCACTCTCTTATCATTTCCCTTAACTTCTATTTGTTCAACTGTACTATTTTCAGTCTTAATGGTATCAATACGAATATTTTTTAAGGTCATTTG